GACTTTGATGACCTGCCAGAAGAAGCACAGCTAATCATCGCCAACATGATGTTCAACATGGGGCGATCTCGCTTGTCCAAGTTCAAGGGTATGAAGGCCGGTGTCGATGCACGCGATTGGAACCGTGCAGCTGATGAGATGGTTGACAGTCGTTGGTACAACCAAGTCACCAACCGTGCCGAGCGTCTAGTCAAACGAATGCGCTCCCTGTCTTAAAAATGCAATACGATACCTCTAGTGTTTGTCACAGGGGGATATGTCTTGTTTGCTCATGAGCTTCATGTAGGCAAGATTGGTGAGCACATTTGTGCTTTGAGAATGCTCAAAGCAGGGATTCCCACATCTATCGTCAACTTTGATGCTGTTGATTTGATCGCAACTGATCGAAGTCGCATGTGGCGTATACAAGTAAAATCTTCGACCTTGAAAAGCAGGTCTGATCGAAGTCACAAATCAATGGGGTATCAGTTCAACATAGCGGTTGGGGGCAAAAAGAAACGCCCCCTTACTTCTGTGGATTGTGACATTGTTGCGCTTGTTGCGATTGATCATGAGGAAGTTCTTTTTTACCCAGTCGAATCTTTGTTAAAACACAAAACAAAGCGGATACTGCCAAAAAGATTTGATGACCGTGATAAATGTATGAGAACCTGGGAAAAGACCTTGGATTATTTTGACTAATCAATCTCGCCCCAGTTGCTCCCTAGTTCCTGATCCACCTTGCTCGGCACCTTGAGTGGTGTGCTCGTTTCCATAATCTCTTTGATCCTTGACGCTTGCTCCTCGGACTCTACATTAAAGCATAGTTCGTCATGAACCGTGAGCAATGGCACAAGGCCCTCTTTGTAGCATTCAACCATCGCGGTCTTCGTTTGGTCGGCTGCCGAACCTTGGATCAATCGGTTCAAGGCTTTGTAGGTAAAGGCTCGGCGGATGTTCATGCCGTACTCTTTCTCAGCATCCTCACGTTTCATGGGTTTGTTGTAACCAAATGTCTTTGGCTCCCACATATCAAATCGACACTGCCGCCCTTACATGGTCCTGATCTTGCCGTTCTTGCTGGCCTGCTTTGATACCAAGTCGGCCAACCCCTTAACAAAGGGAACTTTGGTGTGATACTGACCCAACAATTCGGTGGCCTCATCTGTGCTAATATTCATCGTGTTGGCTAATTTACCTTTGCCCATGCCGTACATTATGCCCAAATTCACGGTCTTGGCCTGCTTACGACTAATACCAGCCATGTCTGCCACCATCTGGTGGAAGTCCGCATCGCCTTTGTGATACTCTTCAACTAGTTCGTCAACCAACGGATGCCGCATGTTCTTACTAAGACTAGCGCAATAGTGCACCAAGAGCCTCGGCTCTTGACTCGCGTAGTCGAAACTTCCCCACTTGCAGTCCTCATCAGGTATGAACAAGCCACGGATCAGCGCTTTAATCTCTGGATCACGCGCCGGAATCTGCTGGAGGTTTGGGTTACTGGATGAGAAGCGCCCTGTCACGGTGCCGCCATCGTCAGAACGCAACGGATGAAACTCGCAGTGAATACGTCCCTTGTGTGAAAATTTAAGGATGTTGTCGATGAATGTGTTGCTTGCCTTGTCAAGTTCCCGAAGCCGGAGGATCTTTGCTGCGATAGGGTGCGAGGAGGCTTGTAGAAAGGCTTTCGTAAAGGACGGCTGTCCGTTTTTTTCTGTTTTATCATAATACAGATTATAATGATCGAACACTTTGGCTACGCTGGTAGCAACCCACGGTTCGACTTGCAGGCCTGTTTCATGTTTGATGTCGGCAACAAGGTCTTTCTTTGCGTGGATCAGGCTTGCCTTGGCTTGTTCAGCGCCGTCCATGTTGACCCTCACGCCCCGCTCACGCATGTCCAGCATGACAGGTATCAAGGCCGTTTCCATGTCAAACACCGTCATCAGGCTTTGCTGTTCTAGTTCAACCTTAAACTTGTTCCACAGCTTCAGTGTAAGTTCAGCGTCCTTCTCCGCATACTTGCCGACAAACCGTGAGTTCAGCCGCCACATTTCCCCTTTCGGATCGAAGCCGTGATCTGCCGCAGCTGCACGAAGCGTCTTTTCGTCCTTGCGCTCGTTCAGATAATCCCGCGATAGGTTGTTTAGGCTGTAACTGAAACGGTTCTCGTTGAGCAGAGGTGCGGCGATCATGGTATCAATAATAGTACCTTCAACCTTGACTCCGGCCCACCGGAGCCACCCAGCATCGTAGGTGGCGTTGTGCATGATCTTGGGGATGTGGGGCGTAGCAAGCTGTGCCTGTAGCCACTTCATGACCTTACTCTGCGGGATGTTGCCCCCACCCTCATGGGCGATAGGGTAATACCCAACAAAATCCCCCGCTGCAATCGCAACACCTACGATGAATCCATCGTCTCGACACCATCCTGGCCCTAGTTCCATAAGGTTTGGATCGTTTGTTTCCAAGTCAATGGCAATGTAACTTGAGTTGCGCAGATCTGGGAACTCTGATGGCGGGAGCCAGTCCTCATCGAATGTATCTATATCCATACGATGAAGCCAACTTAGTTGGCTACTCTCTTTCCGCGCCATCTATCTCTCCTCCAAGACTCGCGTAGCCAGCGATGTCAACCCAAGAGTCCTTGTGTTCCGGCGTGTTTGTCAACCGAGCAACCTTGAGAAGGATCATACACTGGTAAACTTGTGCTACGCTTATTTCCTTTTCCAATACAACAGACCAGAGTTTAGCAATATTTTTATGGTTTTCATAGGCATCGCCGTATTCTTGCGCCCTGATTCCATAGACTAAATCTTTTGCTGTGCTGAGTAACTCGTCTCGTCTCATATCTCATACCTGTACTTACATTCTGGATCCACAATATGTAAATTGTGTTTTGTTCTTGTGATACCTGTGTAAAACACACGATGCTCATCGTCTTGTTCAGGGTTTTTGACTGCTGGGTAACACGATTCCGTAAACAACATGATATTGTCATCCTCTCCGCCCTTCATGCGGTGGATAGTAGACAGGCTGATCCTTGCTTCCATGTTGCCTCTCCGCTTGATCGCCGCCAGATAGGTGCGCTCTTCTGGAGACATGTTTACGATATCCTCGGAACTGGTAGACTTTTGCGACAACATGCCATGATCACGAACCAGATCCTCATAATTATACATCGCTTGAGGATCCACAGTATCGAGGGACTTGATTGCGCCTCGTTTGATCACGGCTCTTGAACCTTGCTTTGGCACTTGCTTGTACAGCTCACGAGCATCTTCAAGGCTTACGCCCTCACCCTTTTGTAAACGATCCCAGACATTCATCGCCTTGAGAAAATCCTCGTTGAAACTGAGGCGGTCATACATGCGAAACAATTGACCATCGTTGCGTAGTTGAGTAGCTACTTTGGCTATTATGTTGTTGGTTCTCCCCATGATGGTCCACGAACCTTGATCCGTGTCCACATCGTGCCAACTTGAATACCACTGGATATCCCCCTGACGATCCATTGGATTCCATTCCTTGGGCTGGCGATACCCGATCCTCTGAACCACACTGTTGGCTAGGTCGAACACCTTTTTCGGCACCCGATAACTCTGGTTAAGAATCTGTTTGTTGTCGCAGGCGTTCATGAAGTTGCTGACTTCCACGCCATTCCAGCGGTGGATACATTGATCGTCATCCCCAGCATAATAGATACGATCAGCGTGCTGCTTAAGCACAACCACCTGATGCCACTGCAAAGGCGTTAGATCCTGTGCTTCATCGACAATGAGAACATCTAGCGTGGGTGCCGTGCCTTGCCTCACGAACTCTTGCACCATATCGGTGTAGTCGTGCTTCATGGCCTCCTTTTTATACGACCTGTATGCCTTTGCGATATGCTCGACATTCTCCCAGTACAGACTGTAGTCAGCGCGGTCATTGAACTCAGCTTCAAGAGAGATGCAGCGCATGGCAGATCTGGATATGATTTCCAGATATTTGTTGCCTTCTTTGTTGGACATTGGAACCAAGCCATCTTCCATTGCCCTCGCCGTGTTTCCATCAAAGACCATGCCCAGATCCCTACCAAGCATATTGAAATCGTAAGCATTCATCAGGTCTTCATGGTTGTAGCCCAGCCAGCGGTGGCCAATAGAATGTAGTGTCCTGAACCACGGAACATCCTTTTCAGTCAATCCAAGATCGGAGCCAGCACGAGCGCGAGCCTCTTCAATAGACTTCTTTGAGAAGGACACAAAGCCAATACGGTCAGGAGGCGTGCCTCTTGACAGTTCTTCTTTTATCAAGTTGATCAGGGTATAGGTCTTGCCGCAGCCTGGTGGTCCGAAGATCAGTGTCTCATTCGTCATCGACCTTGCCTCTGGGTCGATCAGCCAGCCACTCCTCAACTTCTGACCGCAGCCATCTCGTTGTGCTGTTCTTGTCCGTGTGTGGACCCAACACAACAGGCTTTGGGAAGTGGCCCTCTTTTACCCAGACATATATGGCAGAGCGAGAAACACCCAACCATTCCGTCAGGTCTCCAACCTTCAGGTATTGATCGTTAGAAAGGGATGTCATCTATATTCTCCTTGTTGCTTGGTAATTTAATCTCAGTGTCTTCAAACTCAGGCACCCACCACACTCGAATGTTGTGCCATTTGCCCGACTCATCTTTTAGTTTGTAGTATCCATTGCATTCGCCTCCATTGTTCAAACGCTTCAGTCGTTCTTGCAACTGGGGTCTGTTGAACGCTTGAAAGCCTCGTGTCCGCAGGAACTCCTGCAAACCCTTCATCGTGAAGTAAATAAGATCGTTCTCTGTCCACGGCTTGCCTAACTTCAGTTCTTCTGGTGACCGCGCCCTGATCCGACTGGTGCAATAGAACTCCAGAAGTTCCTCAAACTGCCCTGTCATTGTCAGCTCTGGCGACACCTCAATGTTTGTAGCGTTCATCATCAGGTTGTTCACCAGCACCTGCCAGTCCCCTGGCTTCATCGCGGGAGGCATGAAACTAATCTGATCCATGCAGGCTCGTTGGAAGAGCGTTGGCATCTGCAACTGCTCAGTTGAAAGTTCAAGTCGTTGCCCATTGACATCGAGGAAGTAAAGCCTAGGTTCTGATTGTAGGATGGTTAGACCACCCATCGATGGCATAGCGGCCGACTTACCAACACCGTGTTCCATGGTAATGCACAGATCTCTGTTGCAGTAACTGGCCATCGGTTCGTCTTTACACTTGTAACCATACTTGTCTTTTTCCACCTGCTTTTGTAGACGGACAATGTCATTGGCTGGGAGCGGTGGCATACAGATCTTGCCGTTCCATTCCTCCATCTTCTTGCGCCAATTATCTGGGTATTTCTTTTTTAGGAATATTCCTGTGTGCAGCATCGTGTTGTCGCGGCCACCCTCGCCGACACCCATCATCACAATATATTTGATGCATGGTATCAGGCCATCAAACTCCTGCTCCTTGGACTCAAAAGATAGTTTGGACAAATCCTCAATA